CCAGTCATGTACAGGCTTAGATCTAAACATTCTATTTTTATCTATGTACTTCCTGTGATAATGTCTTAACGCATCTATTAGTTTTTTGCAATGGTCTGTATCTATCCAACATCTGGGTAAGGTCATCAAGGTAGCATGTATTCCATCTTCTAGTGGAATCTTAGGAACAACTTTAAATCTAATTCCTAATTGGTAGGCGACCTCTCTCCTGGTCTTGCCATTTCCAAAATCAGTAACTTCAATATCATGTGGAGCAAAATGATCCTTATAGATATAATCTTTAGCTTTAAGCATCTGAATATAGTGGGGTAATCCTTGACCACGCTCTTCATGGTAATCTACAATATTAATAGACTTTCCATTTTGCTGGAAAAATATAATAGCAGAATGATCTGATACTCCTAAATCCCATGCGGTACTTACAGGTAATGCTGGATCATAAGGAACTCTATTAAGCTGCTTATTGTTTTCCATGTTTGTTAAAGTTTCCCCAAAGATAGCTCCTTCTATGTTGGCAATCCAATCACACTCAAACTCCTGCTTATACTTGTTGCTTCCCATTACTTCCTCTGCCTTCTCTAATTCCTCTGGATCTACTATTTTGGTTTGACTGGCTTTAGCCTTATAATGAAACCAATCATCTGCTCCTTGTGCGTGTTGGTATAATTCATAGAAGTTATTATTCATTCCTTGAGGTGTGCCAATAAACACACAGTAACCCTTCCTATCTGATAATGCTGGTCTTATAATTTCTGGGAATAGTCTGTCTGTAACATTAGCATACTCATCTATGACACAACCGTCCAAATAGATACCTCTGAGACCATCGCAGTTCTCTGAGCCTAGTAGGGTTATCCTTGAGCCATTAGGCAAGTCTACACGCAGCTCAGTCTCATTAAAGCGTACTCCTGGGATCTTTAGAGTAAACTGTTTCATGTAATCCCAAGCAATAGACTTAGCTTGTTTAAAAGTAGGTGCAATATAAGCATATCTAGGGTTCTTTAGTTTGGAAAGTAATGCTGATTTAATTAACTGATTAATCATGCAGACTGTTTTGCCAAACCTCCTATGGCAGACTAGCACAGACCACCTGTGCCTATCTATATTGTGGTGTATGTACTTCTGATGCTTCCTTGGTGTGTAGGGTATTTTTACATCCATGTTACTTTTTTAAAATAAAACAAGCTATATGCCTACCTGTTCCTTTTCCCTCCGATTTATCCTCTGTTGCTAACCATTTAACATCACCTAAATTCCTAATCTCTGCTCCAGCTTTAATCATCATTAATACCCATTTATCTATAGGATAAACAAACACTACATCTTTACCTTTTTCGTGTTCAATTATTGATTTTCTTACCCATGCTGTAGGACCTTTCTTTTTTCCCTCGTGTATGATTGAACCAAAGGGAGGATTTACATAGCTAGACTTTCCCCATTCATTAGTTAGTCCATCAAAAGTTTCTGGTTTAGGGTACGGACATGGATCAAAATCAAAATTAAATTCATTATTCAATTCTTTCATTAAATCTTCAGGAGTAAGCCAGTAATGCTTACCATCACTCCCATTACCTTTGTGAAATTTATTATCTTTAGGTTTTAGTTTTGAAGCCATATTTAGTGTATATTAGTATCTACTGTTCCATTTTTAGTTGTGTAATCAAAGTGTAAACTATTCATAACCCAGCTTACATACATATCCGCAACATACTTGTTGGGGAAACCAGTAATCTTAATCACTACATTATTAGTCTTAGGTTCAACAAACACTATGGATTGTATATCTTCGCTATCGTACTCCATACAGGTAGTATTAAATTATTTTAAAAGGGAGGTCTAGCAAAGAAAAGGGTGTGGGTTACTTGAGGTGTGACTGACTAAGGGTGTCCTACAGTCCCATGTATATATATATAATAAACGGCGGTCATTTTCTGGGGTATAGGGGGGGGTAGTGTTGTAAAAATACCACACGCCTGTTGCAAAAATGCAACAGTTATTACTAGTGATAACTAAACATTATCAATACTAATCTTTTAATTAAATTAAATTGTCTTTGGCTAATGTAATTCCGATATAGTACAGGATTTGATTGAATGATTAATGTGTAAAAGAATAGTAACTTTTAGTCTTCTTTTAATCTTCTAATATCTTTTAATATCTTTCATACTCTCTAATTATTTTAATATCTTTTAATCCTCTAATATCTTTTAATATCTTTCATACTTTCTAATTATTTTAATACCAGGTTTCTACCTGGTTGATCTTCGGGTCCTTCTTTTAATATCATTGCTTCTTATTACTTTATCCAATGAATTAAGATAGTTTCCTTTAAATTCAATACCTTGTTTAATATACTTAATCCAAACGAATTTTATCTATTGACCTAATATCCATAATGGTTATATTGATATTAATGAAAATAAACAAAGGAAAAAAAACAATGGAAAAAATAACGCTTAAATTTGTAGATAATCAATCTCATGGTTATATACAAATATCACAATACGATCTTGCATCTTGGAATATAGATATAAAGCAATTTTCAAGCTATTCGTTTTATAACCAAAATAATGGTTGTTATTACCTAGAAGAAGATTGCGATGGCTCAAGATTAAACACAATCCTTAAATCTAAAGGATATCAAATCAATTATAAAACAAATAATGTGCCTTTAAATTATATGCAAGATCCAATATTTGAGAGAATAAACAATAAACAAACAAAAGGAAACTAAAAAAATGACAAAAGGCGAGATACTTATAAGCATGGTAGCGGGTAAAACATTCATTACAGAAAATATACTAGTACAAAATGAATCTTTTATAAAAGAAGCTAAAAGACTAATAAAAAAAGGTTGTTATACTATAGACCAGGTGAGTAATAAATTGGTCAAATGGTGTGATAATAATTATTAAAATAATGATAGTCAACTAAGACTTGACACTATAACCAAGAAGGATATTATTAAACAAAAGAAAGGATAAAAAACAAATGAAAACAATACAATTCAAAGACACTGAAGACAAATATATGGCTTGTTTACCCTCTAAAAATTTTGGTTTGGCTAAAATTAATATAACTAATAAATATCTTAATTTTAAAGAAATCAAATCTTACAAAAAACAAGATGAATATATTACTTTTTTTTATAAAAAAAATAAGTTGTTAAAATATCTTGTTACTTCTTTAGATAATGTATTAAATATTAATGAAGTTGTCTTAAATATTGAAGAAAACAAAAGCAATACTGACGAGTCTTAAATAGATGAAACTAGCCATTCCTGGCTAGTATATTGCAACAAAGCAATTAAATGAAAGGGTAAAAATGACTAAAGTACACCATACAGAATATAAAAAGAACTATAAAAATTATATTCTAAGCACGATTGAAACTGACTATAATGATAAACCATTAATAACAGATCATGAAAAAATAAAGTTCTTATTTGAAAGATTTTATAGTGAATATTATTGCTATAATACACCTTTAAGAATGGGTAAACAACAAGCCATGAGTGAATGGTTGTCAGGTTTGGCTTTGGATATAGAACACTATTACAATGATATTGTTGAGCTTGCTATTAAAATGGGTTCAATAAATTCAAATCCTAGCGATAGATTAAGAAATAAAGTTGAGCAAGGTTATTTTGATTTTATGGCTGATATTATCCTAGGATTTGAACCTAAAAAACAAAAAGAGGTTGCTTAAATGAATAGACTCAAAGAAACTTTAGAGCATATAATATTTTTAACTATATTAGGCTTGTTATTCTGGTCCTTGCAATATGCGGACCAGGTTAACGAGCTGCTGATAAGTTTAAAATAATGATAGTTAAACAACAAATGGAAGGGTAAACTAAAATGAACGAATATGAAAAAATAGAGTGGGTACACAGCCAATTGTCCGAATTGCAAAATGGTATTGAGGTAGATTTGGAAACTATGCAATCTTTTATTGAAGATATAAGAGAAAACTATTTCAATAAAAATGGAAATTTAAACAACAAATGGAAGGGTAAAATAAAATGAGAGAGTCTGACATAGTTTGGATAATACTTAGGACTTTAACCTGCTTCGCTCTAACTGGAGTGGGTGGAGTGGTAGCCATACAATACAACTTAATACTAGGTTGCTTATTGTCCGCCAGTGGTATTTTAGCTGTCGCAATACCTTTAATTATTGAAAATGACAATTTTATTAATAAACAAAATGAAAGATAAAATATGAATAAGTGGGAGCAGTACCACCTAACTAGAGGAGCTTTGATAGAAGCGTTAGAGGATCATAAAAAGTCAATAGAGTTAGTCAATGTCTATAATTCTACTACTAACACATCAGGGGACTATTCCTTAATGAATAGCTCAATGAGTTTAAACGACATAAACGACTTGCTAAGTACGCTTACAGACGAGGGTTAAACAATAAACAGGAAGGAAAATAAATGACTGAACTAAACGAGGCACATTTTGAATTGCACTCCAGAAATAAAGATAAGCAATATCAAAAAGTAAGACAAGCAAAGGAAGCAATCAAAGAGTTATTAAAACAATTTAGCAGCGATGATTTAATTAATATGATTATGCAAGAAGTGGATAAAGATTAATCAATTTTTTTTGCTACCAATGGGGTGGATATAGTTTCTACTTCATTGGTGATGTCAATAATATCTTGGGTGTCACTGTCGTCTTCCCATTTAACAATCAAAGTTCCCTCTGATTTAATATCTAACGATTTGCGTTCCTGGAAAAAGCTGCTTACTCTAGGTGCTAACCATTTCAAATAATTAGCTTTTTCTCTTAAAAATAATAACTTCTGTCCATCTATTTCTTTATGATCTTGATTAAATGCTTCTAGCATCAGCTCAACAAGAGTCTTCATTCCTATTTCTTGAGCTCTATTAAACTGGTCTTTAAACTTTGGGTTTAGGTCCAGATAATCGTATAAAGTTTTTAATTTTATCTTTAAGCGTAAAACCTCTTCCGAAAGTAAGTTTCCATCTATTAAGTTGCTTAACAAAGTATTTTGTTCTGTATCCGACAGTACTAGATCGTTTTTCTTCACTGAAGATATACTCTTTGATTTGCTCATCTGTTTTATCTTTAAAATTCTTTAAGTTTTTTAACCTTTTTATCTTATTCTCTAGCGTAATTCTAGGATTTTTAAACAATCCCTTGTATTTCCTTGTGTAAAAGTCATAGGAATTAATCCCACCATGATACATACAAAGAAATTTTCTTGAAGTAGGAGTAAAATAACCTTTGGCTTTACATTTTACAAATGTTTTGTCCCTGACGCTACCCCTCGTAAATGCTTCGCAGCACACCCTTTGACTCTTATATCCGCCTCTCATAGTTTGGGGTTACCTTTATAATCCAGGTTATTCCTCTTATTAAAATTACATTTCTCAATGTACCTAGAATTAGATTTTTTAGCAGTACCCTTCAAGGTACTAAGAATCTTATCAATAGGTACAAAATTAACTCTTTCATTATCCTTTTTTAAGGCAATAGCTAAAGTGCAGTAATAAGCATTTTTCTTATCTTCCTGTAATTCCTTCAAAGGTAGTGATGATAGTTCTTTTATAGCTAAGTCCTTTGCTAGACCTTTTCTTATAATTTTTTCTATATTGGTTAATGTATTATATTGTTCTTCTAATGTCGGTCGATCTGACACGTTCGATGTGTCAGATTTATACATTCGTGTGTCAGATTTATACATGGTAGTCTTTTCAGTGTTTAAAAATGCGGAGTTTATGACATAGGTTTTTCCTGACCTACCTTTAATCATTTTAATCACAGTTAAGTCAGCAAGTAGTAGTAAAGTTCTGTAAATTGTACTCCTGGATAGTCCTGTATCTATAGCAATTTTACTGTGTCTTAGTCCACACTCGTAATTGTTTTTTTTCCAAGCATACTTTAATAAGGATAAAACAACATTTAAACAGTTGCCTTTATGATGTTTGGCTTCATCAAGTTTATGATACATAGCATAAGTTAATAATAAAAATGCTCTGCTTGTGTCATATTTTGGTTTTATTTCTGCCATCTTTTACAAACCTCGCTGTGTCTTTTATGCAACAGATTTAATTCCTGTAACCAAGTATCTTGATCTGTTTCTTGGTAGGTAACAGGGTACTCAAATAGCCTTCTCCATACAAACCTAAGGTCAATGTCGTATCTTAACCCATCTGTTGAAATTTGGGGGTGTTTTGGAGCTTCTTGAGGGGGTTTAGCAAGGGTTTCAATCTCATAATAGAATAGCATATAAGCTGGAACATTACATCTCTTAGCAATCTCTTTAGTTACCGCAGTTGCCTTGTTAGTATGACCTTTATAATAAGCTGTCTCAATCATGGCTAAAGGTTCATAACAGAACTTACATATCTCAACAGCGTCAATATCAAGCATTGCCACATTTTCCCATTTCCTATGCCACTTACTATATAAATCTTTGTCAAAATATCGTGTGTGTCTAGCCATGTTCTGCCTCTACAATAGCTAACCCTAGCTGCCTTGCAATTTGAGGCACAATAGAATTGCCTAATGATTTTATTCTACTTGCTCTATTTTTGTCCAATTCATAGGATATCCCATTAGGAACTCCACAAAGTTTGGATTGAGTTTCCCACCAGGTTTTATTTTTTCTATTTCCATTATATCCCTCACTAAAGAACCCATCCTTTTTTGTTGGCTTGGAGGAAATGTTAGATTTTTGAAATCGTTTACTGTTGGTGTGTTGTACAGTTGTTTTTCCAGATACAACATCGCATCCGATAGTTTTGCTCCAAATGTTATGTTCGGATTGTTTTTTTTCCTTAGAATAAAACTCCCAGATTTTGTCTGCTCCACTCTTGAACTCTGCTCCCCCCCCTCTTCGCAAACTACTGAGGGAGTTGGGTACATTTGAAGTTTCCCATGTTCCAGAAATACATCTTTCCCCACCATTAGTTTTGCGTCTTCCCTTGATACACTCCCCTCTAATACTTTTTTCCTCATCAATCTCATATTTCCCTCTGTTGGTCTTTGGATCGCTGTTGGTGTTGGGTACATCTTTATCATCTCCGAAAGATACCCTGTTTTTCTGTTCGTTGCAGCTCTGCTCGGTCTCATTCCCTTCCTGTCTATATGATCCATTGTTGTTGGAGTTGGAAACATTGCATCCAATGATCCAGATTCTTTTTCTTTGATGCCATGCACCGATGCCTGAAGCTGGAATAATAAGACATTGGACTTGGAAACCTTCTTTTTCCAAATCATCTTGCACCTGTCTGAGGACCAAGCCTTCTTGGATGTTAATAATACCTTCAACATTTTCCCCAATAAACCATTTTGGTTTACACTCCCTAACGACTCTAATAGTTTCGTCCCAGAGATAGCGGTCATCGTCTGTTCCTTTTCTCTTTCCTGCAATGGAGAAAGGTTGGCATGGGAATCCCCCAGTAATGACATCTGCTTTATATTTTGATCCTTTAACATTTCTTATATCCTCCTCTATTGGTATGTTGTTAAAATTCTTTCTTAAAACTTTTTGACAAAATTTATCCTTTTCTACAAAGGCAATCGTTTCAAAAAATCCTGTGCTTTCTAAACCTAAACTAAACCCACCTATCCCACTAAAGAGATCTAATAGTTTTAATTTTTTCATTATTTCCTTTCTTTAAACTAAAAATAGTTCTCCAAAACCAAGATCTAAATACAGACATACAAGTAAAAATAATAGCAATGTGGAAACTTTCCCAAATAGTAGGGTACATATTAAACAAAGGGAAGATAAGTAGTTGCACACCAATAGCTAATAACAATCCTGAACCTACATCTATGATACTTTCAAATAAGTTTTTCATTATTTATTTTTTTCTTTTAATTCTGTGATGATAGTTATTAGATTATTATTCTCTTCTAAGAATCTTTTATTAGTTACTTCCAGAGCTTCTACTTGCTGTTTAAGATTTCCTATATCGTAACAAAGTTTACCTACCAGCTTTGTAATTGTGGAATCAGTTTCATCACTCATTTAATTACTTCTATTTTTTTAATAGTTTTTAAAGGGAAGACAGTCAGACCGCCTACTGATAAATTTTTATCTTCATCATAAGAGTAGGAAGTAAACAGCCAAAGTTTATCTTTTGTTTTTTTAAAAATATAACCTGTGTCTTCACAGATAGCGACATCGTTTTTTAAGATATCTTCCTGTTCTATCCATGCCTCATTAGATTGTTGGATATCTTGCCAAGTTAATTTAACATGTGGATAACTAAATTTACTTGCTCCAGATTTCTTGATAGAAGTCATTTGGCGTAACCTTTCCACTAGTCTTGTTGAAAATAACTTTCATTATTTTTTTATTAGGTATTCTAGTTCCAGCAATATAACGCATGATATTCGTACTGGGATTTTTTCCTGACAAATCAAAAAATCTAGCGGCGTCTATCAAACTAGAGATTTTATTTTGACTTAGGTATTCTTTCAGAGTCATTATTTATTATCCTTTTTTGTTAATTGTTTAAATATACTATGTGGATAATATATCTTATTTGGATATTGACAAGTGTTATTTTAATCTTTATTAATGTGGACAGTAAAACAAAAAACAACATGAAAGGATTAACAAAATGAATGAGCAATTAGCACAAGAGATAAGATCTAATCTGTCTGGGAAAGAGGGTTATGATCATATGAGTCCAAGCTCTTTAAACATACCTATTCAAAAATATATTATTAGTTACATCTGTTCTACTCAAGCAATGAGAAGAAAAAATAAAGTGGGTTACAAGGCTCACTTCGGAAATCTTTGCGGTAACACCGCACAAAGATTATTATCTAAATATATTTTTAAAGCTGCAGAAAAAGAAGAAGTTAAACCAGGATTGTTAGAAACTATTTTTGAAGAAGAATTAAGTATCTTAAATAGAATTGAACCTAAAGATGAAAAAGATGCACAATGCAGAATTGAAATGATACCTGCTTGTAAGCAATCTATTGAACAAACTTTAAAGTTAGTCAAGCATGTATTTAATAAAGGGGAAGCATTAACTTCTGAACGATATGTTCATCACAAACCAAAGGGATTAATTTTAGATATTCTAGGAAGGCTTGATTTTGAAAGTTCAGATTCATTCCTGGAACTAAAATCAAAACCAATAAATTTTAGAAAAACTAAAAATGGTTTATCTCAAACGATACAAAAATTGCCTGAGAATATTGACCAATGCGAACATACCTATATGAAGCAAGTTGCCTTCTATTGGAAAGCTACTGGCAAAAAAGCACACTTAGGTTATGTCAATCAAGAAAATTTCATAGTATTTTTTCCTGAAGAAGAAAGATTAGAATATTATTATGATCAGCTAATAAAAAAAGCATTTACTATACAGAACTTATTAGAGATTAGCAAAGGAGATCCAAAGGTTATGGCTAAGTATGTGGAAGCTCCTGATCTTAAAAACTTTTACTACTCTGATTTAACTGAAGAACAAATAGATATCGTGAAAGAATTGTGGGGGGTGTAATGATGGACGAAGCAACGATTGCTCGTATACAAAAATTACGAGATAAGGAAATGGTTATTAAAAAATACGATCAAGAACAAACCTTAAAAGGTTTTTACGAACAAGTGAGAGAGGAAAAAGTAAAACAAAATAAATTAAAAAGATCAATCAAGATTACAGTTATTAGCTTTATTATTCTAATGACTTTAATGGTGGCGAACTTACAAACGCTATCAAGCTGGGAACAAAAAGCAATGAAGTGGTTTTTACAATACCCAAATTCTTTTGAAAACCCATTCAACATAAAACAATAGGAGAAAAAAATGAAGACAAATATATATCAAAAATTACACAAAGCTGCTTGTGAAGCGGGTGGTGTAGTTAAAGGAAAGAAGGTGCAAGGCATGATGTTCAACCCGTTGCTCCACGACGACGTCCAAAAAGTAGCAATGGAAGCTCTGCTATCCAATGGATTATATCCTGTGTGTACTTATACCAATGAGGTAACTGATAATTTTATGATGGTTACTTGCAACATGAAAATACATGATATTGAAAATCCAACAGATTGTATTTCTATAGATGGCTGTAGTGCTTTAGCAAATTTGGATAAATTCGGCAGCGGTAATGGAATGTCTTATGCAAAAAAATATGCTTTCCTCAATGCACTTAATTTAAAAACAGGATTAGATAATGATGATGGTTACAAAGCCACACCATTTAATAATAAAGAATCAAATGCGAAAGCAAATGATAACACTGGCAAAACTTTGCGTGAAGCTGGAGAGGTTAGTGTTAATATAGAAGATATGAAGAATAGTTTTGCAAAAGCAATTCATCTTCCTAGATTGAAGTATCTTAAGAAAACATATGAGCCTCAATTAAAGTATCTTCAAACTAAAAATCCAGACGCATTTTCTTTACTTAAGCAAGAGTATGAAAGTCGTATGGAACAATTAAATAGCCAGTCATAAGATTGGTTATAAAATAAAGGAGCAAAAAACAATGTCAGAAAAACTGTACATTAACTTAGTACCCAACCCCACTTGGACAGAGGGTTCAAACCTTCCTGTTATGGTGGGAAAATCTAACCCCAATGCTCCAGAAGGCAAGAAGTGGACTATTGGCGTCAAGATTGGCGAAGAATGGTACAACCAGGCAGCCTTTGCAAGTAAAGATGAGATAGGTGGATTAACTATTATCCTAACCCCATCCTCTGCAAAACCTTCTGGTGGATATCAACAAAAAGCATTTGATAAAAAACCATCTTATGCTAAACCAGATACAGGATTTAAAAATCAATTTTAATTGAGTTAAATCCCGTTCTTCTGGTGGGTTTTTTTTTAGCCACTTTCCCCTTTCAATGTGGTTATTAATTTTGTTTTCCCACCAGAAGAGTAAAACAAAAGGAGTAAAATTATGGATAAGCCAATCAATTTGGAAGAACAAATTAAGTCTAAACTAAGATCAGAAAAACAAAAAGAGTATGGTAACTATGAAGTTAATTTCAATCTACTGGGTATGCTTTGGTCTGTTGTCTTGAAGAATAAATTACATAAAGATATTCAATCTCACGAGGTGGCTCAATGTATGGTTATGTTAAAGATGTTACGAACTACAGAGAATTACAAATCAGATAGTTACTTAGACGCCGCTATCTATTTAGATATGGCTAAAGAATTACATAAAAAGGTATAGACAAAGTGGTAAAAATATGATTAAAAAAAAGATATTCGGTACTTGTAGCTTCACTTATGTGGAAGAATACGAGAACGAAGAACAGGCTGTGAAAGAAAAGCGAGGTTCTTTCATAGAAGTGAAAGTTGGTCCAATCAAAATAGAAAAGACTAACATAACAAAGGAGGATTCAGATGGATCTAAAAACTCGTTTGCAAAAGCTGAAAGACTTACAGCAAAAGAAGCATGATAAGTTTCTATTGTTAAAGTTTAAAGCAAACAAGTATCATCAACAATCTATTGATTTGATGAGCAGAGTGATGCAAACAGAAGATCAGTTGTTATCTATTAGATAGTAATTGAATGATAAAAAAAACAAACAACGACAAGTTGTGAAACAACTAGAGAGGGTACTATGCTTAACGCAAAACAAAACACAGAACTAGAACAGGTATTAAACTTTACACCTTACGGAGATTTGTCAGAGAGAGAGAAGCTCATTTACTCTGCTGCTGCAAGGAACGGATATAATTTAGGATTAAAACATAAGAAACAATTAGACAGGGTAGAGTCTTATAGTTTTAACAAAGAAATAGTTAAGGTTAAATATGTTCATAAAAACTTCTCTACTAATTGTTCAGAGAGTAGCAAAGATATTGGTAAAGATATTGTAGATAAAGTTTGTGCTTTATATGAAGTATCTATAGAGGATTTCGTTTCTATCAAACGATTAACTCCTTTAGTTCAAGCCAGGTCTATTGCTATTAACTTAATTAAAGAAGTATTAAATATTTCTTTAAACTCTGTATCTATGTTTATTGGTAAGAGAGATCACACTACTATAATTCATCATATTAAGATGAAACATAACAAGGAACATCTTTGGCAGATAGGCAAAAGAACATGGGAAGATTATGAGAAGATTAAAAGCTCTTTGTAATGATACCCTTTCCCAATAAGAAATATGATATTATTTATGCAGATACAAATCAAAGCAAGTGTCATAGCAAAATAATTTCTTCTCCATATTAATAATCCACCCACCATTAGTGGACCTATGCTCTTGATTGCATATACGACAGTTACCAGCTAGAAATTCTTTACTCTTAGCCATAGACTACATCCCAATGTATTTAAAAGAATTACAGTCATCTAGCGTGTTATCCCTTTCTTTATTAATAGTGATACAGGAGTTTATAAAATAATAAACTGAATGATATATTTTATAGACATAGTTCATTTAAACATATCTCCATTAGGAAATTGTGAAGAGACTCTCTTAGTAAATTCATCCATAGTCTTAGGTTTGCATTGACATCGTTTAGCAGGTTGAAAAACAAACAGTTCTTTCCATAGTTTATTTTCCATTCTACCAAAGAAAGTTAGAAATTTTCTTAACACAAAGGTGCGGATTTTATCATATCTTGTTTGTCTTTTACAACCACAAAGTTTTCTCATAAAGGTTTACCCTGTCCACGAGAGAACTTCTTTTTCTTATGAGCTTTGGAGTGCCTACCTTTTCTTACTATTTTTGATTTTACTAGTTTTACTATTCCTTGTAGGTTTTTTTTTGCCATAACGCTCTCCAGTTTGTTGTGATAATAAACTTACTTTCCGTGAATACTGCGAACTGGAGGATTTGTAAACATCTTTTGACATTATTTTTTATTATATTTCTTATCCCATATTTCTTTTTGAGACATTCCCACTTCGTCTTTCTTTTGCTTTAATCTTGGTTCAATATCACCAACATCCATAACCTCTACTAAAGCATATCTATATACCTTTTCTGTACCATTGCTCCACTGGAAGTGGAGTAAATGTTTTTCTTCTTGGTAATTCTTTACTAAAGAAGGATTAAAACTATTTAAAGTCATTATTTATATTTCTTTGGGTTTGGTGGGAGTATGACCTAGTACCTTATCCTTATTTGTACCAACTTTAATAGTATAGCCTGATCCATTAGCATTAATATCTACTTCTTTTCTACTCTTACATAGAGCTTTGTCTGCTTCTTCCTTCTTTTTTTGTTGGTAGTGTTTAGCAATAATGTTCATTGCCTTATTTTTTAAATTTATCCATGATATTCATACCAAAACTACCTGATACAATAGTGAGGAGTATCCACCAAAATTCAGGTGGTGCTAGTTTTAATATACCCCAACCAGCAATCATAAAGGGTTGTGTTTGTGGTACAAAATGTAATGCAAGGATTAGAGAAAAGAATAAAGTCAGCCATTCATCTTTCCAAGATTTCTCTCCAGATAATACTTGCTGAACTTGAACAGTCTTAGCAGCTTCTATCTCCGCTACTCTCTCTATTTTTCTAACTTCTATTCCATGCTGTATAGCACCAATAGTCTTGTCAGCAATCACTGAAATAATTGGGTTCTTAAAAAGTAAACTTAGAAATCCTAACATAGGCTACTCATTTATTACTACTCCTCATTACATAAGATAATTGTTTGGCTCTACCTGGGGTTTGTTTGTGCCACTTAGAGTCCAACATTTCTTCACTAGCTGTTATATAGTCTTCTATCTTTAAAGATTCAAACATTTTCTTAAACTTAGATACTCCTGTTTTTCCTAATTGAAAGCACATTTCAATAATAACACCTCTTGCAAGGTAGTTAATAGTTAATCCCTGGCACAACTCATTGCCTCCTTGTTCTGCTTTTTTGAAATCTTTAAGGAATAATTGTTCTAATAGTTCCTCTGAATAAGCCACACCAGAGGTGAAGTTATCTTCTGAGGTAACTAGGTGTCCCCACCCTACAGTAGCGTTTCCTAGATGATCGTAATAAACAGTATCTCTAAAACCCTCATGCTCTTTGATCCTGTACTTCAATTCTTCCATCGTCATAAACATATAATATTTTTACATGTAAGTCTTTTTGTTTCTTACTGGGAGACCTATTGATTTTAGTTCCTTTATTACATCCGTAGGTTTTACTCTTTCTAATAGACACAGATTTAACATCATAGTTAATATACTCTTTAGTTTTAACATTATAAGAAACCATATCTATAGGACCAACTCCATGTACAGCTTGAAAAACAATAGTGTCAGGAAGTCTAGCAAGGTAGGTAAGAGCCACTAACTCTGAGATAATTCCTTTGTTATGCTTATCGTTAATACCCATGATAGTATAAGTTGTACTACATGTGGTGGTTGAGTACATATTTAATACCACTTAAAGTAGTATGTGTGTATAAACTATTAGCTAAAAGTTTGTTCTGTACAATTAAAAGCAAAATATAGTCTGGAACTATTAACATCTTCTTTCTCTAAAGCATTTAATACTTCTATAGATTTATTATAACCTGATATTGCACACTCTTTGTGAGAATCATAAAGCAGTGGATCTTTAACTGGATTTCCACAAGATCCAGCTATTGCTGAACATGCGTACATCACCAGTAAAAATTTCATCTAAAGTAGTTGTAAAAACCAGAGATAAATCCAGCAATAATAATCAATAGCCATATTGCTCCACGACCCTGATTGATTGCTGCTCTTAATTGTTTTTGTTCGTCTT